AATTTTAAAATCATATTAACGCATAGAAAGGCAACACAATATGGCATCATTAGCAGAAATTCGCGCACGTTTACAAGCGGCAGAATCAAAACAAGGTGGGCAATCCACCGGTGGGGACAATTCAATTTACCCACACTGGAATATGGAAGAAGGTCATTCGGCCACACTACGCTTCCTACCCGACGGTAACTCTAAAAACACTTTCTTTTGGCAAGAACGAGCAATGATTCGTTTGCCCTTCAACGGTGTCAAAGGAGAGATGGAATCCAAGCAAGTTATGGTACAAGTACCTTGCGTGGAAATGTGGAACGAAGCCTGCCCAATTTTGGCAGAAGTTCGCACATGGTTCAAGGACAAGAGCCTTGAAGACATGGGTCGTAAGTACTGGAAAAAACGCAGTTACATTTTCCAAGGCTTTGTGCGTGAAAATCCCCTGGGCGACGACAAGTCACCAGAGAATCCAATTCGCCGATTTATCATTGGTCCGCAAATCTTTACAACTATCAAGGGTGCTTTGATGGATCCTGAACTGGAAGAATTGCCAACAGACTACTTGCGTGGTCTGGACTTCCGTATCAGCAAAGGTGCCAAGGGCGGCTTTGCTGACTATAATGGTTCAAAGTGGGCACGTAAAGAGTCAGCATTGACCGAAGCAGAACAAGCCGCAGTTGATGCACATGGACTGTTTGACTTGAGCACATTCTTACCCAAGAAGCCAACTGATGTTGAGTTGAAAGTGATCAAAGAGATGTTTGAAGCATCAGTTGATGGCCAGCCATATGATACAGAGCGTTGGGGTCAATACTTCCGTCCTGCTGGTGTACAAGCACCTGCTGGATCGGCAGCACCAGCAATGACAGTAGACGGTCACGGCGATGTTCATGAAGTGGCGGCAAAGCCGGCACTCAAAGTAGCGGCTCCTGTCAGCGACTTTGATGATGAAGATGCACCAGCACCAACTGCTCCTGTGGCAAAACCTGCCGCAACCGGCAAGGCTGAAGACATCTTGGCCATGATCCGTGCTAGACAGCAAAAGTAATCTGAATAAACTGCCGCTCACGCGGCAGTTTTTCTTATGCAGATTAAGATAGTTTTTGATACGGGGTATGAACTGACCGTTGATTTGATTGACAATGATTTTGTCAAACGCTGGTGTAGACTATTAAGTCAAGAATTAGAACGTGGAACGTTATTACAAGAAGACACGTTTTCGAACTTCATTCCAGAATCTTTGGCAAGGCAACGTCTAGAGCAGTCTATTGATACTGTCAATAAATTTTTGCGACGTGAAATCATTTCTATTCCCCGATCTTCAGACTATGATGATCCTGAATTTTACAATCGTTTACACGAACAATTTGAAAAGTTAGCAGGGCCAGATTGGGATCACCCAACTAGGCTAATGTTAGTGGCACCAGCTGAAGTAAAGTTGGCGGTAAGGCATATAAATCGATATTGTCATTGCCTAGAAAGTCAACCGTATCAAGTACACTCTTGGATGCGAGTTGAGTTCGATACTCACTACAGGGAATTGTTACTTGATCAAGACTACGAGCTATTTGAGCCAGTTTCGGATTGTACAATGGTATTAGATTATTCTACTCTTGGCAAGTCATTGTATGAATGTTATCAAGATGGATTGTCTCCAGATTATCCTGGCATGAAAGAACAAAGACATTACTGTGCTAATTTTATTTTGATGTTTGAAAAAGACAAACAGTCCAGTCAAGATTTTTATCAGTGGCTCAAAGACCACAATATAACTAATCCAACACTGGGGCAAATAAAACTTGGCAGTATTTCTGATAAAAATGCGCTTGACAAAATTAAAAAAAGTGCTAAAATTGTAACTATAAAATTGGAGTAACACATGGGAAAACCATTTGACGTAAGCAAGTTCCGCAAGGAAATCACTAAGAGCATTGATGGTCTTAGTATCGGATTTAACGATCCCACAGATTGGATCTCCACAGGCAACTTTGCCTTGAACTATTTGATCTCAGGGGACTGGAATCGTGGTATTCCATTGGGCAAGGTCACAGTGTTTGCTGGCGACTCAGGCGCAGGCAAATCGTACATTTGTTCTGGTAACATTATCAAGAACGCACAAGAGCAAGGTATCTTTGTGGTGTTGATTGACAGTGAAAACGCTCTTGATGAGAATTGGCTCAAAGCACTTGGGGTTGACACCAGCGATAGCAAGTTACTCAAGTTGAGTATGGCCATGATTGATGATGTTGCAAAAACAATTTCAACATTCATGAGCGACTACAAAGCACTACCAGACGGCGACCGTCCCAAGGTGTTGTTTGTTATTGACAGTCTGGGCATGTTGCTAACCCCAACAGACGTCAATCAGTTTGATGCAGGTGACATGAAAGGCGACATGGGTCGCAAGCCCAAGGCTCTTACTTCGCTTGTGCGTAATTGTGTAAACATGTTTGGCGCATACGGTGTTGGCCTAGTTTGTACAAATCACACATACGCAAGTCAAGATATGTTTGACCCTGATGACAAAATCTCAGGTGGTCAAGGATTCATCTACGCAAGTAGTATTGTAGTTGCCATGAAAAAGATGAAACTCAAAGAAGACGAAGACGGTAACAAAGTAAGCGAAGTCAATGGTATCCGCGCAGGTTGCAAAGTTATGAAAACACGTTATGCCAAACCTTTCGAAGGGGTGCAGGTCAAGATTCCTTACACAACAGGCATGAGTCCGTACAGTGGCCTAACCGACTTGATTGAAAAGAAGGGCTTGCTCAAGCGTGAAGGCAATAGCCTGGTGTTTACCACCAGCGAAGGCGAAATCATCAAGAAGTTCCGTAAGGCCTGGGAAGCCAATACTGATGGCTGCCTTGATACAGTAATGAAAGACTTCGGAAATCAGAAAGCAGAGGTAAGTAATCCGGAGGAAACAGCAGATGAGTGAAACAATAGCAAGTGAAATTTGGGGAGAACTCAAGCGTTTTGTAAACACAGTGGACCGTGACGAAGCCGCTGAAACTGTGATACAGATCTTGATGGACAATGATTCTGACGTGGAAGACATTCGTGCAGCCTTTAAAGGTGACGCAGACATCAAACGTGCCCTGACCTCATACCTTGACAACGACAAGGACTATGTGGAAGAAGAGGACGAAGAACCTGAAGACGAGGATTATAACGAAGACGAAGACTGGGAAAATTAATGTCCGATAAGTTTTTCCCCATTAAGACTGATACAGCATGTCAGTTGAAATGGAATTGGAGTACTTTGTATTTGTACAAAGGTCGGACCGCTTCGTGCCATAGAACTGGATGGGATCAAGTCTCTCTTGATGCGTTTGATACTTTTCACAATACTGAAAAAAAGCAACAAGAACGTCAACTAATGCTACAAGGCAAGTGGCCAGTTGATAGTTGTGGGTACTGCAAAGACATTGAAGTAGATGGCGGATTCAGCGATCGAATGTTGCATCTTAACGTTCCTAATAAATCACCACCAGAATTGGAAACAGATCCAACTGCGGTGGTGATTAGTCCTACCATACTAGAAATATTTTTTAATAACACTTGTAATCTTGCTTGCTTGTATTGTATACCAGAATTAAGTTCGCAAATCAGTCAAGAGAATCGCAAGCATGGTACTTTTATAAAAAATGGTGTTATTTTAGATGTTGAAGATGCGGATCCTGATTATCAACAACGACTAGATAAATTCTGGATATGGATGCGCAAAAATTCTCATACCCTCAAAAGACTTAATGTGTTGGGCGGAGAACCGTTTTATCAACGTGAATTTGACCAATGCTTGGATTACTTTGAAAATACACCTCATCCAGATCTAGAGTTGGGCATTGTAACTAATTTAATGATCCCTCCTGCAAGATTACAAAAGTATATACATCGTTTTAAGTTATTGTTGTCTACTAGAAAATTAGGCAGAATAGATATTACTGCCAGCATTGATTGTGCTGGCCCGGAACAAGAATATGTCAGACATGGCATAAACGTAAACACATGGATTGACAATTTTGAATCTTTGTTGGAACACAAGTGGTTAACGCTAAACATCAATCAAACAATTTGTTTGCTTACAATAAAAACCATGCCTGATCTACTTACAAAATTGTCTGGGTGGAGAGAAAAGCACAAAATTGGACATTATTTTTCAGTGGCATCACCCGGCCCGTCTTACTTGATTCCTGGTATACTAGGATCTGATGTGTTTTTGCGTGATTTTGAATTGATATTACATCTCATGCCAGAGACGTCCGAACAAGATAAAATTGCCAGACAATACATGGCTAGTATTGCCAATACGATTGCTAGATCAACTGCAAACAAAGTAGAATTAAAAAAATTAGAAACGTTTTTAACTGAGAAAGATAGACGTCGTGGGACAAATTGGAGATTAACTTTTCCATGGTTAGAGAAAGAATTAGAACATGTGGTATAGTCGTATAGTCGCTGGCCTAGATGCTTTGCCTGATTTTATTAGTCACTACGAGCGTGAACTTGAAGATGCCAAAAAAGATTGCAAAATCTACGGCATAGTTGAAAAGAACATCACAGCCCTACCTGGCATCACTGAGCATCGTTTCAATCAACTACAAGAGATTGAAGCAGTACTAAACTATCTCAATATCCAATTGCGTAAAATACGTAGAAAGCATTTTCAAAAGTATCTAGAAGCCTATGCCCGTGCGTTGACCTCAAGAGATGCTGAAAAGTACGTGGATGGTGAAGATGAAGTCATTGACTACGAAACTATTATCAACGAAGTAGCATATTTACGTAATCGGTGGTTGGGCATACTCAAGGGCCTGGACACCAAGCAGTGGCAAATGGGGCATGTGGTTCGATTACGAGCTGCTGGCATGGAAGATATTCAAGTGTGACCCGTTGTGCGTGATACATAATAGTATGAAAAAAACTGCTTTTGTTACAGGCATGACTGGCCAGGATGGTCCGTATCTTGCCAAATATCTCATTGAAAAAGGCTACCATGTTTATGGGCTAGTCAAACGCTATTCAAATCCCAACTTAGAAAATATCAAATGGTTAGGGATTGAAAATGACATTGAACTCATCACAGGTGACATTACTGATGAGAACAACATGAATCACATCATGCAAAGTGTCAAGCCACAAGAAGTCTATAACCTTGCAGCTCAAAGTTTTGTTGGTATCAGTTGGGAACTGAACAAACTCACTACAGAAGTAAACTGTATGGGTCCGTTGAATTTGCTCAATTCAATTCGCCAACACAATCCCAATGCTCGATTCTATCAAGCATCCACGTCAGAGATGTTTGGCAATGCTACGGAACCAGGACTGCAAGGTGA